TTAGGCGTCGTCCACGCTATCGGGTGCGCCAACATAGCCGTCGCGGTTGATCTTGCCGTCCCACAGCACGACAGGCCGCCCCGATGCCACATCGGTTTCATCGCGGACAATGCAGCGAGTGGGAGCCTTGCTCAAAGTTACGATCTGGTCGTTTTCGAGGACGATCAACTTGCCAAGTGGATCGGCGGGATCGGCAACCATCGCCTCGCGAATAGGAACGCCGTCAGCTTCAAAGAACAAAGTCCGGGCCGAAAGATCGACCTGTTCCACTTTGCCATCTGAGGTCTTTTGCTGGAGTTTATAGGGCAGTACGAGCGAGCCGCGCCCGTGTACTGTGATTTGTGACCCGGTGATCGTTTGGTTCGCCATAGTAATGTATTTACGTCTAGGCGACTATGACAATGGGTGGACATTTCTGTCCGCGCACTTTCAACTCAGTTCTGCTAGCAAGTCGGCCAAACGCCTACCCAGTAGGTTTGCGAACTGGCAGTGTGGGTCCTGTTGCAGAAGTGCGACCATTGTATCGCGCAGCATCTGCATCTCTTCCTCGCGGGGGATATCAACGCCCACAAAGGGCGTCCTTGATCCGCTGCAACACCGAACGGGTTTCTTCCCCTTCGCGTGTCGAACAATTGATCGTCCGGCTGTCGATGGAATCGATGATGCGAATTACGCGGTCGATTGCATCCGCAAGTGGATCGAATTCGTTGCTCTCGTCTGGTTTGAGTTGTGCAACGTTGGCCTCAACGCGGTTCGTTTTGGCAGTAAGATGCGAGATAACCGCGTCCTGCATATCCAGTCGGCGTTCAAGTGCGGCAAGCTGGCCAGCTACAAGGATATTATTGGTCATTGGCTGCACCTCCGTTGTCGTTGGAGGCGGGGGTGTTGAGGGTAAGCTGCGGCAGAATGCGGCGCTTGTTCTCGCCCTTTCGCGTACAGGGCTGAAACGCTTGGGCGATACCCACACCACGAATGAGACGATGACGAACGGTCGCGGGCTTTAGATTGAACTGTTCGGCCCACTCTTTCAGCGTCTTCTTTTCGCCGTTCATCATGATGTAGGGGCTGCGGTTGCTATCATAGCCAAGTCCAAAGTCCAGTTGCCACATCACCGGCTTTCGACGGTTGGCCTGTTGGGTGATCCTGTCGGCCCAAACGCAATTCTCGGGGGTGTAGCCGAGGTTGTTGTCTTTGCGCTCAAGGGAGTGGCCATCTGGTCGCGGTCCCATGTCGGCGATAAAGTGGGCAAGGCCCGTTGCGTATTGACGCCATCGATCGCAAACGCTGATGCCTCGTCCACCCCAGTTGTCGTAAGCATGGTTCGCGGGGTTGTGGCACCTGTGCAGCATATTGATCCACGCTTCATACTCGCGAATGTGGAGTGTGCGTAGGCTGGGCTTGCGGTTGCTGGTTTTTCCAGTTCTCATTTTTGATACCTCTTTCGGACATTTAATTGTTGCTTCCGAAAGTATTTATTCGCGTCTCCAGGCAGTTAAGTGCTGCGATAATGAGAAAAGTGGGAGGCCGCACCGCCAGATAACTAGTGGATGAAAATCTCATCTACCGGACTTGATCTGATCAAGCGCTTCGAGGGCTTTGAACCCAAAGCCTACTTGTGTCCTGCGGGCGTTCTAACCATCGGCTACGGCTCGACTGGTAAGCATGTTACACGCGGACAAACTATCACCCAGGCGGAAGCCACTGCACTGTTGGCCAAGGATGTTGTTCGGTTCGAGAACGCGGTCAACAAACTGGGAGTCACACTGACTCAAAACCAGTTCGATGCGCTGGTGGCCTTTGTCTACAATGTTGGCGAAGGCAGCTTCAACGCCAGCACTCTGGTAAAGCGGCTCAAGGCCGGTGACATGGCCGGTGCCGCCGCGCAGTTTGGGGTCTGGAACAAGGCTCGCGTCAAAGGCGTGCTGACCGTCTTGAAGGGGCTGACAACTCGACGTGCCGCAGAGGCCGCGCTGTTTCGCAAGGCATGAGCGATTATCGCAACCCCTATGAGAAGCGGTGCGCGCGCGATCTAGGGCCGGATTACGAGTACGAGGCCATCCGACTGCCCTACGTTATCGAGCACGTCTATATCCCCGACTTCATCGACCGTGCCAATAAGCGGATCGTGGAGGCCAAGGGTCGGTTCCCCGCCTCGGATCGGAAGAAGATGCTGGCCGTAAAGGCCGCGCATCCCGACTGGACCATCGAACTGTGGTTCGCGAACCCCGACGCGGCGATCAACAAGGGGTCGAAGACGACCAATAGGGCGTGGGGGGAGAAGCATGGGTTCATCGTGAAGGCCGGACCCCGTAAATAGGCGGGCGGCTTAGAGCCGTTATCACCGAACGGGGCTGCACTCCGTTACATCGAGACCCTGTTCCGTACAGTATGGAGCAGGGTCTTTGTGTGTGTGATATATAGGGACCGCGCGCGCAAGGCTCTGTGATCTCTTCAAATGTTTTGCTGTTAACCATCTATACTTGTTTACAAATCCATTTCCCCCGCATAGATACCGTCTCGTCTTCACGGACAACCCCCGCCGGGGTCTGGCATAGCGGCAGGTTCGACTCCTCCGCCCGGCACTAACGTCGTTCTTCTGCCCATGCGTCGTTATCTGTTCACGCCCAGCGTGCGCGGAGGGTTCTTGTGAGGACTTTGTTCGTGATTAAATCGGTTTATCTTGATTCTGCGCTCAACGATGACGCGGCAGTTCGCAAACTCGTGGCCGGTCAACAGACGGCATTTGCCAAGGCGCGCGGTAGCAGGGCGCTCGCACTGATGGTCGCGGAGGCATACGTCACCATCCGCCTAATCATCACTAACGCCAGCCCAGAGACCCAGGCGGCGATCCTTGACGAGCATGATGTCATGGCCGCCGACGAGGGCACCAGCATGTTCACGCCCTGGATCAAGGTCTATTGGGGTGAGGCCCACCTCGATGAAAACGAGACGTTCCGCGACAGCGAGGGCGAGACGCGCCGGCAGTGGGTGCCCGACCGCAGCATGGAAATCTACCATCACACAATGGAGAGCCTGTTGGCACGCGGCACCGAAACCACGGACGTAGAGGCCGTCGCCGATGTGATCATTGAGTGCAAGGGCGCGTCGGCGATGGCGCGTGAGCGTCAGGGCCGGATCAACAAGGAAAAGCGGAACGTCTCGGAGGCCGGGGCCGAAAACACGCAGAAGCTGTTTCTCGCGGAGACGAAGCGGGCCATCGTGGACGTGGTGATCGACCGTCCCGAGAAGGTTGGAAAATACATGACGCTTCTCGTCCGCGTCCTCGAGGGCGACGCCGTGGAGGTCCTTGGTGTCGCAAACGCTGATGCCAAAAAGGAACTGCACAAGCTGGCAGATGAGCGGGCGTCCGTGATGCGCACCCGCGCGAACGCTCGCCTCAAGGCCGAAGCCGATGCCGTGCGGGCCGAGGATGCGCGTACTCAGCGCGATGCCGAGACAATGGCGTTCGGACCTGCGAGATCCGGCGAGATTCTGGACAAGATCAAGACGAAGCTGGCCGCGAAGGATCAGCAGCCCAGCAACGGCGAACAGGCCGCGTAACGCCCGAGCGGGGCGCATGTCGCCCCGCTCCATACTGTATGGAGGATCATATGCTCGATGACGTGCAACGCGCGGCGATTGAACGCGCGCTCAACAAACTCAACTCCGCTCCCAACTACTCGCACAAGATGGCTATCATCGAGCGCGTAGCCGGGAAAGCCGCAGCCAAGGAAGTGGCAGAACTTGCAGCGGAATATCACGATGCAAATGCGGAAGCGAAACTACAGAGCCGCGCGATGCTATCGGCGGAAGCGGCCGACTACTGGCAGGAGGCCCAGGGCCTTCTCGCTCAAGGTCGTCTGGTTCTGTCCAAGGGTTCGCGCGAAGCTGAAAAAGCCTTTTCGCACAAGTGTGAGCAACTGAACGAGAGCTTTGCCGAGCGTGTTCCCGAACACGAGCAGCGAATGTTCGTCATCCATGATGTGCAGACCGAATGGCGGCACGGTGCCGCGGGGACCGATGAACGGTGGGCCGCGACAATCGATCATCCTTTCCCGCTTCTAAGCCCCGCGTTTACCGATTGCTTGCCGGTAAAAAACCCGGTCGGCGAAGCGCAGCGCGTCGTACTGGCGGGCCTGCTGGATCAGCGGGAGCCTGAAGCACAGGTGTTCAACGTCAAGCGACTGCGGAGGATGTTCAGCGACTTTATGGACGTGCGTCAGGAACGAGACGCCAAGGAAAACCGCGCACGGGCTAAGGTTGGCGACCGGCACAGGAGATCAGCTGAGCGGTACGCGAAGAAGATGGAACGCGAAGCCAAGAAAGCTGCCCGTCAGGCCGCAAAGGCCGCAAAAGCCACCGCGCCGAGCAAGGTAACCGCGCCTATTGCCGAACCTATCATCGCAGAGGGAGACGAGGCATGAGCGGCGTCCCAAGTCTCGTTGAGCAGGAAAATGTGCGGCTGCGTCTGGCCTTGGAGATGATCTTTCGCAAGGTCGTCTTTAATATCCTGACTACGTCACCGGACGAGCAGCGCACGATGGAGCGGCTGCAAAACCGCATCGAGAGCATCTGGTGCAACGAGGTGGATTCCGACGAGGAAGACGCCAAGCAGGAGGGTGGCGCATGAGCACTCAGTATGCGGTCGCAATGCCGCTGCCCGAGTTTCTCGTCGAGGCGCGGAAGCTGGGGTTCAAGATGGACGCGGTGGTCGGTCCCGTGATCCGGCTGCGGCTCATGGATGAAAACGGTGGTTGCGCTTTCGATCCGCACCAGGAGACTGCCAACGATGGCACGATCTGGACACTCTTCACCCGGCACGGTGGAAATGATGTGTCGGGCTTAGCCGGTCCCCTGAATGCCATCGATGAGTACAGCGATGAGTTCATCCTGAGGTTCGTTGACGACCAGGACGACGCGCTCGTGCTTCGCGGTGTCTCGATGTTTTTCGAGCAGAATGCCGTTGAGCCGCGTGCCGTTCAGCACTTCTGCCGACTCGTCCTGGACACCGCGCTACAGTATCGCGCCGACCAGCGAAGTTGGGCGGCTGGGCATGAAGACGAGCCGTTGCCTCGTGTGATCGTGGATTGCCCCGGTTGCGGCTGGCCTTGGCCGGGTGGCCAGGACGCTCCCTGAGAACGTCTGCCACGCTGGGGCTGTCTGTGTTGCTGATCGCTCACAGGCGGCTCCAGAGGGGCGGGATGGCGGTCCATCGGCCTCATCCGCGCTGGCACCTGATCGCGCCCATGCCTCTCTGCCCGACGGCGAGTTCCCTTAGAGCCACAAGCGGAGCGTTGGCCGTCCGCAGGACAATGGAGTGGCGGAGCCTTCCGCTCTTCGGAGTGGAACTCCCCGCACAGGCGGGCTTCGAGCAGTTCTGAGCGAAAGCGAAGAAGTGCGGAGAAACCGCGCGGTGCGGTAGCGTCGTAGGTGATTTAATTCATCTGCTTTGGGAAGGGGAGACATATCTACTATCGTAGATATGGCTCTTACCAAGGTAGAGGAAGTAAGTCGCTTCCGATGTGCCCTTTTACATACATGGGTCTTACCAAGGTAAGCCATGAATAATGACAGCCGGAACCGCATGGCAGCATAGTGGGACTGTGGACGGATTGTCTGACGGCATATCTGCTCACGGAACCGTTTGATGCCGGTTTTGAAGCACCCCGCATAAATACATGCAGATCGGACGCAGAGCATCACCCATAGCGTCTTACACGAGTTTGGCAGCGGAACGTCCGTGAGGATCGCGTTCTAACTGCCAGAACCCCGAGGTTGGTGATGCTCCCTCGGGGTTTTTTATGAACGGAGCATCACAATGGCAACACGTACCAACACGCCCGAGGTCGTCCAAGAGCTTCTCTGGAACGAGTACTGCTCGACCGTCAAATACCAGCGCGACAAGAACGACATCAAGGTCACGATGACCTTCGATGAGTATCTCGGCCTGTGGTCGCTGACGCGCATCAACAGCATGGCGAAGAAGATCGCGCTCGGTCAGAAGTCCATCGACTACTACATGGGCAACGAGAAGTTCCGCCCGGTATGCGGCTGGGTCAATCGGGAGGCCCGCGTAAGGGGCGGCACGATGACCGTCGCGGATGCCAAGATCATGTCGGCCGAGGACAGTCGCCGCATGTTCCAGTTCCAGACCGGCGACAAGCACCGCGAAGAGAGCAAGGCACGCATCGGCGACAGTAAGCGGGGCGTCAAGCAATCCGCCGACCACGTGAAGCGCCGCACGTCCGGTCAGATCGGCAAGAAGAAGGGTCCTATGTCGGAGGAGGCCAAGGCCAAACTCCGCGCGACCCGCGCAGCAAACAAGGCCGCGAAGGCATGACGCTGTAATCTGCCGTCATAAAAAGCATCAAATGTTTGACGTTAGACATTAGTCGTATCGCCACTTCGCGCTAGTGAGATGTTAAGCATGAGACTGGGAAAGCGGTTTCAAGGCTATTCAGGAATTCGCTTTGTTTCCGATCCTACCCCTCATTTTGCTCGCCCCGGACCATCATTCTGTGGTCGCAACGACGAACGATCCGTCTCGGGGAGCCGGTACCGCGGTACGCGCGGGCAGAGAGATTGACTTAACGGTGAGCTATACCGTCGGCGGTGTCCTTCGCACGACGACGGTCTATGAAAACGCTCCATACCTCGATAAGCGACCGCGCCTTGTCAGGCCGTCCCAGCAGGTACGCCAGAAGTGACAGTCGCGTCAGTCTCTGCCGGTATGCAGTCTTATCAGAAGTTTTTGCGGTGTGTCGTTCTCGCATTCGCGCTGATCGCCGCTGTGCTGGCGCGACCGTCCGCAGCTTGCACCGTGAGCGCTAGCATCAGCTCCAATCTAGGAACCTATTCCCCAGCGGCGGTAAAGGCCAAGGCCGTCCCCGCGATCAGGAGCCGCGCCGGATTACAATGCAATTCGGCTCTGTTGGTGCTCCTCAGCGACGACAACGTAAAGGCAAAGTTCACGAGCCAAAATGGGCTAAAATTGCTGTCCGTTTCCGGGGGAGGCAGTGTTGGCTATAAAGCCTCGGCGGACCCGGGTGGTACGGTTGCCTTTTCGCAAAATTCCACAATCGATTACATGCAGAACAACTTGTTGAACCTGCTAGGACTATTGGGCGCCAGTTCTGCAGATCTACCGTTTTTCATAACACCAAACGAAGGGTCATTCCCACCTGAGGGTGTCTATAAAGACAAGATTACGATCTTCTGGAGTTGGAAGATCTGTCCGAGTGGAATCAGCTTGCTCGGTGCGTGCGTTGGCGGTGCCGACAGTGGGACTGGCACCGCGGTGATCGATGTAACTCTCAATGTCGGGGCGCAGAACGCCACGATTACGATCTCATCGACATCAACGTGGGACCCAGTCGGTGGAACGTCTCGACCGAAAGCGTTGCCAGGGGCCAAACGCCGGGTGACCATGACCGTAGTCAATCCTGATATCGTTCCGCTAGACGTAGGTGCCGTCATCGTCATTATACCTACGCCGGTAGGTACTGCCGTCGCATTGGACGGGGACGGGGCAACCGGCGGAGCCGCCATCACAATGGCCGAGGGGGCGCCCGCGTCTACATTGGCGATGCGGTACTCGGGTCCCGACGACATGACGGATGACGTGGACTTCTCGTCGGACGCCGGACAAACCTGGAGCTATGTACCGACCGCTGGGAATGTGACATCCCAATCGGCCGTTACCCAAGTGCGGATTCGCGCAAGAGGAACGATGGCAAAGCAATCGACATTCTCGGTATCAGTACCTTACCTTATCAAGTGACACTAGTCTCCGCAGCAACCGCTGTAGGTGGTGCGTTGCAAGAATGGCCTGCCCTTATCTTCGCCGGTAAACTCCTTCATGAAGAGAATGCGGGATGGTGCGAATATTACGAAGCGTCTGATGTTAGGACGCCCTGGGAGAGCGTCACCACGATTAGGCGTCCACGTTAGCGGACGGACTGAAAATGCGCTGTACGGGCTTCCTGGGGCATTCTTGATGCATCCCGTTTGTCGTGGTTGGTTAGCGCCCGCAGAAGCGCCGCGATGTCTTCGGGCGGCACGTGCAAGCCGCCGTCTATCTCGATACCCGGAATGCGAACACTCGAGTGCTCCGTATAGTGTTGTTGCGCGACTTTCGGGCTCACCGCAATAATCTATGGAAAATCACCCGCGAGGCTTACAGGTTTGATCTCGACCTGTCGCCTCCGCTTACAGTGTCCCAAAATAAATCGATACGATTCAATAATATTCCACTTGGCCCAATTTTTGCTGAAATCGTTTCGCGCAGTCTTTCTGTCCGACAACAAGGCGGCGCAGTAACGTTGCGTTGGGAGAAAATGCTATGTTGAAGAAATCTGCATTCATTGCCGCAGCTATGATTGGTGCATACACAGTCCCTGTTCAGGCTCAAACCTGCACTGGGAACTGCGGTACGGCGTCTCCCAACGGAGTCGTGACCTCTCCTCCGGCCTACGGTCCATCGTACTCCTACGTCTCTACCGTCGGCGGGGTTGTCGGCGCCGGACAAATCGAGGGAGTTGCGGGTGGCACCTCCGGATCCCAGTTAGTCACAAGTTCGTTTAACGCGTCGGCTGGTGACAGTCTCAACTTCTTTTTCAACTATGTGACGTCAGACGGCGCGGATTTCAGCGATTACGCATTTGCCGAACTCCTGAGCGACGCGAGCCATGTTGCATGGCTCTTCACCGCTCGTACGACAACGTCGGGCAACACAACCCCGGGTTTCGGCTTGCCGGCCAATGACTCTATTCTAACTCCATCGTCGACGCCGATCATTAGCGGGGCTCCTATTTGGGATCAGCTCGGCGCGAGTTCGGGGGACTGTTTTGACGCAGGGTGCGGATATACCGGGTGGATCGGTTCAAACTACAAGATTGCCACCGACGGAACGTACCAACTGCGCTTCGGCGTGACGAACATCGGGGATCTCGAACTAGATTCCGGTCTGGCTTTCGCTGGCGTGACGATCAATGATGTCCCGGTCGGTAGTGTGCCGGAACCCACAACTTGGGCGATGATGCTCGCGGGCTTCGGGATGATCGGCCTTGCAGTGCGTCGTCGCCAAAATGTGAAGACTCGAGTGACCTACGCCTGAGTGGGTCCTCTGTGATGCCGAGCCGCTGACCGGAAAGTCAGCGGCTCAGTGTTGCGTAAACTAAGATCATCGCTTTGAGTTTACATAACGGGGGCGACGTTCTCATGGTGCATTACCGGCTTTATCGTCTCCGAACCAATAACAGCATCATCGACGCGTTGGACATCGATGCCCCTGATGACGAGGCCGCTGTCGCTAAGGCGGTTGAGATAGATCACGCACCTTTGATCGAAGTCTGGTGTGGAACGCGGATGGTGAGTCGCGTTGCTCCTCAAGTTCTCAAAATACGCGTGCCGCCCGTATGACAGGTTGGACGGGGCTTCCTAGGGCGTTCCTGGAGCATCCCGTTTGTCGTGGTCGATCAGCACCCGCAGAAGCGCCGCGATATCGTCGGGCAGCTCGCCGGTCGCCACAAATGCCCGCAAGAGAATGCGTTGTGCTTCCCCTTTTGTCATCGACCGCGATCCGATCCCCCAACGTTCACGGGTGGCTGACCTTCGAGGAGACGGATACGCTCTTTGACGCGGCTCATATCGGCCTCGTGAGCCTCAATGCGCGCATCTTGCTTGGCATCAATCGCCTTGCCGTCCGCAAGCTGCTGCGCGGCGCTTCCTTGGCTCTGCTGGAGATCCGCGATGCTCTTTTGGATCGTCGTCAGGCTAACGCTGACGATGCCCATGTTGGTGTTTAATGTGCTGACGCTGGTGGCCATCCACCCCAGGAGTCCGATGATGATCAATCCGATCGTCGCGCTGACGCCCGTGATGATCGCGCGCGTCAGGCTGTCCTTGTCTGACGAGGGCGCGGCGACAGGCGCTGGCTGATGTGCGAGCGAGACAGCCTGCATGATCTCCATCAGGGTCGGCGGCTTCTCGGTTGGTGTGCTGGCTACCGCAACCGCTGCGCCCTGTGGGATTTTACGAGTCGGCATCAGCGGCTCTCCACAGGAACGGGGTCTTGTGGACCGTTGGCAACCTGGACCTCTTGCGGACCGGCCTTACGCGCAGCACCGAACTCAAAGTTCAGGATGATCGCCCCCCAACTCAGGACCACGCCGATACCCACGTTCAGGATATCCTTGCTTTCGGTTGGAACGGGAAAAAAGATGGTGCTCAGTAGAAGGCCCATACCGCCAATCACGACGGTAAAGGCCAGCGCGTAACGGGCGAGGTTGCTACGGTTGCTCACTTGCCCCCCTGAGTTGGAGCGGGCAGCGTTGGCGTTACAACGGGCGCATTGGGATCAACTGGCTCCTGCCAGTTCGCACACTGGATGCCGAGGTTGGTCATGCCGTTGTAGATCGCCTCAAGGCCGATGCCGAAGAACATGTCGTCCTTGGGGCCGTTGTCGCGAATGTCGGTAATCTGCTGGTGAAGCGATACGAACTCATCGCTGTTCACGATTGGCAACAGTGCGCGGTACAGTTCGTTGCGAGCCATCGCGGCGTCATAGGCCTTCTGGCGCTCATAACGGGCAAGCTGCTCACGCATCGCGTTTGCTTGCTCGTCGGTTGGGATGGAAGTGGTGTCTGTCATGGGTGTCCGCTCCTTTGTGTCCGGTCATGTATTTAATCGGACGGAGAGGTGGGCGGCTTGGACTAGAAGAACGTGCGACCGATGGGAAAGCCGGTCACGTCCACGACAAACAAGCTCAGTTCTTTGTACCAGTTGGGTGCAGAGGGATAACTGCTCAGTGGCCCAATCCTTACATCGTCCCAAGTGACTTGCTGCGCCGATACTGTCTGGCCACCGTTGGTGATGACGCCGCCATACAGCTTGCCGTCGTTCTGGTAATAGTAGGTGTATCGACCGTCACCATCATTGCTGAAGACCTGCTGGCCTCGATCATTGTAGGTCTGCACTTCACCCATCTGACGATGCCCCGAGAATGCGCCTTCGCAATAGGCGAGCGTCCTGCCGCCATAGGAGACACTGGGCGTGCTGCCGCGAGGACTGCCCAGCATGTTGATGACGCGCATCGTCCGCTGGTTGCTGCTGAACGTTACCTCGTTGTTACCGTTGCGGACCTCCAGGCCAAAGTTGGTTGCTGGAATGGTGTTGCTGCGCTCGAAGATGTAGTAGTTGAACGCGGACCCCACTGGCGCACCGCCGGTTGCGTAGATGCGTTGTCCTGTTGGTGCCCAGACACCCGCATAAGCCGCTGTCAGTCCGTCACCACCACCAAGCGCCACCAGTCCGTTGGGATAACTCTGCGACGTGGGAATCAAGAGGCTTGTGGCGGACGTGTTGCCAACTCGCCGGTTCTCCACATAAGTCACTCCCGAGACGCGCAGCGCGTAAGTGAGCATTTCTCCGTTGAACTGCATTTTGCCGTTCACGTCGTTGATTTCGATACCTGTTGCCATACTAGTATCTTATCGGATGCCGTAGAGGATGATTTGGTTGGGATGGAAGTTGCCATTGGGGAAACTCCACGACAGTGTGTTGCCACTGATGCTGAATGTGGCGTCGTAGCCCTCAAAGCTGGCTCCGCCATCAATTCGTGCCCAGAACCCCACGTGTCCCCCGTACTGAGTAAAGCGGCCATCCACGATGCTGCCGCTGTTGGCACCTCCAGTGTAGTTGTCACCAACCCCCAGCAGACCAAGCATTTTGATCGTCTGCGTTGTCTCATCAAAAATGAGAGTGCCGGATTCATCCCAGATGCGAAGACCGTCCGCCATTAGAAGTTGATCCCGAGCGCAACGCGACGGGTTCCATTTCCATCGTAGATGAACACCCCTTGGTTGGTGATCTTCGTTCGCTGTCCGCTATCCGGGCCGACATTCAGGTTTCCCGCGAAGTTCACGTCACCAACGATGTCCACGCCCGCACCGCCGTTGGCATCCGCCCTCACGGTCATCTGCGCCCGGTTGTTTCCCGCGACGGCCTGGACCTGCCAATAAGCCGAAGTCCTGCCATTGAGGTTGCTGACCGCCGCCTCTGTGGTCGAGACGCGTGCCAGCGCATTGGCGACCTGGGCTTGGCCAGTTGCAGGACGGTAAGCCTGAAGCGGTGCGCTACTGTTTGCGACCTGGACAAGCTGCGGGCGCAGGAACCACGCATAACTGTCGTTTGCGCCGGGATTGGTTTCCCACTTGAGCAACTGCATACGGAAGCCCGTGTTGGGGGCCTGAATGTTGAAATAGACCAAGTCCCAACCGTTCAGATCGCGACCGCCGTTTGAGCCAGTGCCACGCGAGATACGAACTGGCTGACCACCACCGGCACCGCCGTTGTTGGCGTCATAGACCTCGTAGCCGATACCAACGTCCGCCCGATGGCTCGCCACATAAGCGGAGAACTGATACCATTTGCCCGCCTGGACCGGCACGATATCGCTGACGTAGTACATGATCGCCGCGGTGCCCGCTCCACCCGCCTGAACGACCGAAAGGGAGTTTTCACCAAGTGGCTGCCAGCCGTCTCCAGCGACGTTTAGGCTCATTGTGTTCGTTGGATTGCCCGCGCGGATCGGGGACCAACCCGTCATGGTGACAAAGTTGCTGCTCGACAGGAGGTTGCCGCCAGTTGCGATACTGGCCTCAACTGTTGTCGTGCGAAGCGCCTGTGCGGCGTCTCCATTGATCCTCGCTGTCTCTTCTAGTCCAATCCTCGCGACTGCGGCAGTCAGGTTCGTGTCCACCGTACCGGCTAGAATCTCACCAGCAGTTGCGGGACGGATGGCAACACGGAACCACGTGAGATACTTGGGCTGGATCGTCCTGTTGAACCCTGTCCAGCCAACCATCGCGTGGAAGTTCAGGTTGGCATTTTGTGGAAGGTCGAACATCTTCGTCCAGGTGCGAATGTCGCCATTACCAATTGAGTCACGTGTCTGCTTGTTGCTGTCCGGGTCGCCAACGAAGTCGATGTTGTAGGACCCGTTGACCGAGACGCCCGCACCACCCCAGCTACCAGAATCAAGTCGGACAGTTGCTTCCACGACCCACTTGCCTGGATGAACCGTAATGGGCTGGTAGAAGCCCGACGTTGCGCCAGTGGTGTCGTTAAGGGTCTTGATTGCGTAGGGGCTTCCGCCAACTGAACCCACTCGTTCAATGCGGTAGGTGCCTCCAGTATTCCAAACCTGCCACCCTGTTGGATAGGCTGTCGCTACCGGCCAGTTGGCAAACTTGTCATTCGCTGCGTAGCTGCTGCTAGTTCCAGTCGCTGTTGCTTCGAGAACGTTGGTGCGGTTGACGATTGCACTATCAGCGGATGCGCGAGCATTCTCTTCCGTAGTCATGCGAGCGGTCAGGCCGGTCGTCGGAGTGTTGACGCTGCCCTCAAGGGAAGTGGTGCGATTGGCCAATGCAGTATCGGCGTTTGCACGAGTGGTTTCCTCCGTGCCAATCCTCGCCGTTAGGCCAGTGCCGGGAGTGTTGACCGTGGACTCAAGAGCGTTGGCTCGATTGGACAGCGCAGTGTCGGCGTTGGCGCGCGTTGTTTCTTCCGTTGTGATGCGAGCCACCACGCCAGTGACCGGCGTGTTGAGTAGGGCGTCGGCTTTGAATGCCTTGATTTCGCCATCGGTAGCTGGACGCAAACCAGCCTTAAGCCAGTGGATCGTCTTTGCGCTGGTGGCACCAAAGCTGGACCAGTTGCCCATCGCATAGAAGTTGACCTGACCCGTAAAGGTCGAGTTCACCAGAAGCGACCAGTTGCGGATGCCCGGCGCTTTGACGCCTGTGTCACCCGAGTTATCAGGGGCGGTCGAGAAGTTCAGCGATGGAAGGTTGTCGGCATACAGTCCCGCGCCTTGGTAGTTGCCAGCCGAACACCAAACCGATGCGTCATAGACCCAGTAACCAGGGGTAACGTAAACGCCTGTTCGAAAGCCGCTGTCCGCTGTCGAAGGCACGACATGGCCAACCATGTATGCGCCATCTTGGAAGGTGGAGTTCTCGCGCGTGTAATTGCCGGGGTTCCAGGGCAACCACTGACTTGGAAGTGTGGAGCCGTCAGGCCATGCGGTGAAGCTGGCGTTGGCCGTTGCGTAACTTCCGTTGTTGCCGGTCTTCGTTTCAAGCGTGCTGGTACGGTTTGCGACTGCCGCAACCGCCGTGCTGCGCGTCGTCTCTTCCGTTGCGATACGGCTCTGGAGCGCAGTGTTGCCGGTCGTCGTGCTGTTGACGGTGCTTTCAAGATTGGTTGCGCGGGTCGCGAGCGCGCTATCTGCGGATGCACGGGTTGTCTCTTCCGTACCCAGGCGAGCTACGACGCCCGTGGTTGGAGTGTTGAGCGTGGACTCAACTGCCGTCGTTCGATTGCCCAGGGAGGTGTCCGCGTTTGCGCGCGTCGTCTCTTCCGTCGTGATCCTTGCCGTCAGGCCGGTATTTGGCGTGTTGACGCTGCTCTCGAGCGCGGTCGTACGATTGGAGATTGCCGTGTCGGCGCTGGCCCTCGTCGTTTCTTCCGTGCCCAGGCGGGCAACTACGCCGGTCGTCGGCGTATTGAGCGTGGACTCGACGGCGGTCGTGCGGTTGGAAAGCGCCGCGTCTGCATCGGTGCGCTGGGTCGTCTCGGTCGTGATCGCCGTCTTGGCACCGTCCGCCGTGGACTGCGCAGTCGTTACCTTGGTGGTGAGCGTTCCCTCGGCGTCTTTGGCGCGAGACACCTCGGACGCCAGATCATTACGAGCGGTCGTGCCCTCGGCCTTTGCCGCGCTGATCGTTGGAACGAGATCGGTTCGAACCTGTGCAGCTTCCGAACGAGCGGTCGTGCCCTCGGCCTTTGCTGCCGCGACATCGATGGCGATGGCCCGCTTCGCTGCCTCGACGTTATCGTAGGCATCCTTGGCGCTGGTCTTCGCGATCCCAACGTCACCGATCAGCGTCTCGACCGGGACGTTGCCGACGAGCGTTCCGAGCGGGGCGCCTACCGTGGCATTGTCTTCGGGTTTGCCTGGACCAGCCACACCGCCCCAGAGCGAGGTAGTGGAACCCAACCCTGCGCTGACGTTGACTAGATCCTGCTTGGCGACCCAGTATGCACCCGTGGCCGCGTCAAAAGCCGCACGATCAACGGGCGTGTCCTGGGTGGTGTCCGTGTAAGCGGGAACCAGACCCTCAAGGAACGCCTTCCAGTTCGCGAAAGCCGTCGCCAGCGCAGCGCGCTGCGCCGACACATCAACGATGGTCGTCTGGTTCTGTAGGCCGCTCTGTTGTGCAGCTTCCGACGAGAACGTCTGGATGAGCTGGGCCTTCTCGGAGCGATCAAGGAAGCCGTCGCTGGTGATCGCATCAAGGCGGGTCTTGGCAATCGCGGCGTCGCTTGCTGCCTGTGCAGCATCCTGACTTGCCTTGGCCGCTGCCGCGCTGGCGGCGATCTGTGCGTCGCTGATGACCGATAGAGCGGGGCTTACCTCACTTTCGCTGTGGACGTTCCAGCAGCGGGCATAGCCGACGTTTACCTTGTAGATCGGGCCGTTTGCGCTGATTTCCTTGATGCTGCGCACCAGCGGAAACGTGCTGCGATCCTCGTTTAGAACGATGGCCGTCTGCGGCGCATAATAGTCGCCAACCTGCCATTTGCCCGTGCCGTCAGCGACGATGTAGCCGCCGGCTTGAAACAACATGCCGCGCAGCGTTTCCAGCGCCTCGGCCTGGTCCGTCAGAAACAGGTTCCACGACGTGTTGGCGAACTGGCTGAAATCGCCAATCTTCGCTCCTGGGATGCCCGCAACACCGAGGATGGCTTTTGCGATGCTGGCCACGTCCGTGGCACCCACGATCACATCGGCGCTGATCTTCTGCGAGGGCTGCGCACCAAGGCGGAACATGCCCTGCGCCGTGCAGGTAGCCCATTCGCCGGGAGCGAGTGTTAGGGAGGCAAGCGCCGCGTAGCTGGCCGCGTTGCCCTTGTTCTTCGTGCTGTCGAGGGCCTGGGCGAACTCATAGACGTTGGGGATCGACGTAACCGGGCCGTAGCCGTGAACCTGATAGATCAGCTTTGCGCCGTCGATCAGCACGGGCGCGACGGTCAGGCAGCTACCAAACGCACGGGGCTTGTAGCTGCCCTTCATGCTGATGCTGCCTTCGGCACCGCCAGTGCCTGCGTATGTCAAACTTAGAAGCGGGACGTTCAGGGCGGCTTCGGAGCCGAGCAGAACGACCGTTGCCTTGTTGCCCGTGCGGTCGAGGTTGCTGACGCTGCCTTCGAAAACCTGCTCGTAGCTGGAAAAGGGCTTTTCCTCTTCACCGACGAAGATACGCGCGAGAGCGCCGTTCCACTCGTATCCGGCCCACGGAACGTTGTTGAAGCTGTTGTTGAGCCAGAACTCGATGGCACCCCAGCTTGTATCGATCGGAGCGAGAATGCCGTCGCGCGCCCATACGGCGCTACGGCTATGTCGCTTGGTAATGCAGGGAAGCCACTGGTAGCCGTTTAGCTGCGAAGTGGCGCTACTGGATTGCGTGCCGCACATACGCACGGCAGTGGGGATGCCGTTAATGAACGGGCTGACTTCGAATAGAATTGTCCTCATCACGTATTTACATAATTTTGGACGCTTGCGAGGTTAGACCTGCTTCAAGTTCAGGTCGATGGCGACCAACTCACCACTTTGGTAGTTGCCTTTGGCACTCGAAGAGACACGGGCAAGGATCGTTTGGTTCTGCATCAAAGTTGGATCGGTATCCGGCACAAACAGGAATCCAGCCGTGCTACCAACTCCACGTAGAAACGAGTACCAAGTGGTCCAGTAGTCGGTTTCCTTGATGTTGTTCATCGTGACTTTCCAACTGTCACGCATCCGCAGCGCATCGCTTACCGTGTATCCGTTGATCTCCTCGTTGATCGAGGAGTCCTCGAACATGTGGTCGCAGCCAATGTTGATCCCATCGGTCTGCACGCGCTTTCCGATCACGATACGCTGCACTTCCACAAAACCATCGGGATTGCCGGAACTGGAAATGTCGATGCGGACAAAAGCTGGCGCATAGCTGTTGGCCAAAGCCAAGAGGGTGGTTGCCCCGCGCGCAGGAGCGGCACCTGTCCAGCCCTGAACCGTCGTGTCGAACAGCGGGGCGCTCATGTCCGCGCTGTTGCTTCCTCGAAAACGCACGGTATCGGTGGAGCGGATGTTTGTTCCCATGAGCGCCAACGTGTCGATGGTTTTGCCCGCCGTCTGGAGAGTGGCGAACACTCCCGTTAGGCCGTTGGAGCGCCATACCTGTGCGGGATGATCGGTTCCCGCATTGCTGATAGTAGCGGTTGCTTGCTGGCTTCCGGCGCTCATAGTGAACGCCTGTGGGGTGCAAAAGATGGTAGCCATTAGCCACGCACCTGAACAACAGTGGTGTTCTTGTCGTAGTCGTCGCTGATGCTGAATGACTTGACGCTATAGTTGGAAAGCTGCCACTTGGCGCTGTTGATCTGGTAAGCTGGTGGCCCGCCGATCAGGGCGTTCGCTCCCAGCGTACCTTCCAACTCGATTTCAAAAGCACGGGGCTTGGCATTGTCGGCCAAGATGTTGTTGGCAATCCGCAAGGCGTTTGGGCCATCCAGATTGGTGTCGATACTGACCTCACGAGCGCCAGTGGAGTTCCGCGACTTTACGTCGGTGGAAGTTACGGAGACGCTGCGATATTCCAAACGAACAAAAGCTGCGTGATCGATGTCAAAACTAGTGGCCATTCTGTATTTAAGCCCTCCCTGTTAGTAGGATTGAAGCTGCCTTCCGTTGATCGCGTAAGCGCCGTTACCGCGACCCAGATTGTTGAGTCCGTCGCGAACCTGCACCAGCAATCCGACCTGCTGCGAAGCGTAGTCGTTGCTGACGCTCTGTAGGCTTGCCAGTGTGTCGGTCTGCGCGTTGATGGCGCTCGACGGATCGGCAGCCTTAAGGTTGCCACCACTTGCAAGGTTGATCTGCTTGGCGACCGCCTCGATGGCGCTGCCCGTGGTGTCCCGAATCTGGCTTACGATGTTCTGGTAGTCGCTGGAGTTGGCACCGTAGATGCTCTGCGCATTGGTCATCAGCTTGTCGATGAGCTTGCCGTAGTCGTCCTGGTTGACAGCCTTCCCGGATGCTAGATCGGACTGGTAGCCCTTCAACGTGGACATTTCCTGGGTAAGCTGCGTCAGTGCCGAGAAGCCACCAGCCGAACCGTTGAGGTCGTCCAAGATGCTGCGGAAGTTGGCAGTCTCGCTCTTGAGCAAGTCCTGCATCTTCTTCGCCTTGTACTCTTCCAGCTTGCTCAGGTCGGTTGCGCTCGCTCCATACTGCTTCATCTTCGAGATTAGCTCGTCGATTGGATTGATCACGTCGCGGACGCTTGCGCCGAGCGGATCGGTCATGGCGTCGAGTTCGCTGACAACCTGCTTGAAGGCCGAGTTCAACGATGCAGCGGCTTCCGCGCCAATGCTCTGGAGCGCGTTCTGTACCCAGCCGGAAATGCCCGTGATCGCGCCGTCCTTGATGGCGTTCTCGATTGCGTAAGCGATTGCTTCTTCCGCGCCGTCCTTGCCAAAGTCGTGCAAGCCGTTCTGCGATGCGCCCTTGAACTTGAGCGCGCCGCTGTAGGCGTCGTCACGAACACGCCACTTTCCGTCATACTGGCCGATGGCAACCGAGAAGCTGCCCACTGCACCGCCCAGCTTGGAAGCGATGTCCGCTAGACCGGCCTGAACGCTACCTGCTGCGCCGCCTGCTGCGTTCCTTGCACCACCGCTGTTTCCGCCCGTGTTGATCGAGGAAGCATAACCACCCGTGATGGACGACGTTCCGTACTTGGGCTTGTAGAAGAGGCTGCTGATCAAACCGCCGATAGCCGAGGTAGCTGCCGCGATAAGCGGATTGCCCGTAAGACCACCGATAGCGCCGCCAATCTTTGCGCCGCTCTCGCTTCCCTTCAAACCGAGAGCCTTGCCTAGCTGGCCAATCTTCTCGCCAATTTGCAGACCGGCAACCGAGCCACCAACGGCGGTGCCGATGCCCTTGAGTGCGCCACCCCCAGCATTGGGATCAAAGGACTTCTTCAGATTACCGAGCGGGTTGCCCAGGTTGCGAAGGCCCTTGCCAACGTCCAGCATGGACGCGCTGCTCGACTTGAAGCCGTCGCCCAGCTTGTCGCTGAACGAAGAAAACATCTGCGCGATGCCCGACGTGCCGTTGGCGTTGCCCTGAATACTCTTCATAACGGATGCGAAGCCGTTGATCGCATCTCCAAGCGCACCGCCGAACAGATCGGCAATCTCGCTGATGCCCGCCGCCATGCTGTCAACAAAGCGGTTGGACACGATGTTGGTGGCCTTGATCATTCCCTGCGTGTGAGCGCGCTCAACATCGCTGCTGATCTTTGCGCGGCTCGCCGGGTCCAGTTCCATCGCGGCAACAGCGGTCTTGGCGCTTGCGTATGCGGCGTTTTCCTTGCTGATGGCGGAAAGCTGCGCGGCATACGAACCGTCACCAGCGTAGCTTGCGACAGTCTCGAGCGGACGGTTCTTGATCTCCAGCGCAGCCGCATCAAAGCCCGCCGTGATCGACTTGTACATCACGTCCGTGATGGGCTGGCCGAGTGCATCCTTAAGCGAGCCGGTTGTGTAAGCCGCGAGAAACGCCATGCGCTCCTTGGCCAAACCAACGCTATCGGCCTGGGCCGCGAAAGCCGCGCTGTAACGACGAGCGGAATCAAGCGCCGACTTCATCAGCGTGACACGGCGCTCGTTCTCGATGTTCTCGCGAACGGCAGTCTCGTAGGTTGCCAGTTGCGTCTTGTATGCTTCGGACTGAATGTTGGCACCCGCCGTGAGCGCGGCCAGCTTCTTTGCGTCGAGCGCGTCCTGGACAGCCGCTTCCTGCTCGGACAAACCAACGGCACGCTGCGAAGCGATCAAGTTCTTGTTGGTCAGGTCCAAGGTGCTTTGCTTCAAGTCCGTGATGGACTTTTCGTTGGCAATGCTCTGCAACTTGGTCGCAAGATCGGACTTTTCGGCGGTGGTTAGATCGCGCTGCAAAACCTTGTGGAGTTCAATCTCCTTTGTCTGCTTGGCCAGTTCGATGCCAAACAGTTTGCTGGTGTCCAGTTCGTCCTGTAGCTTTTGCCAGAACTCCTCGGACTGCTTGATGCGACGTGCAGCCTCATCCACTCCGCTGGGCTTGTTGGCTCCGCCGGTTGGCTTGTCGCCAAGCGGCTTGTCGGGAGCAGGGGGCTTGGGAAGATAAGTCTCTTCCTTGTTTCCCTGTGCGGCAGCGAGGGCACGACGAGCGGCCAACACTTCCTGCTTGGCACGTTCCCGCGCCGAGTTGACGACGGAAGCCCGTGGCGCAAACATATAGTTCCAGCCCCGCTGCGTCTGCGATCCCAGTGCGCCAAGACGCTCGCCAAGGCTGGCGTCGCTGCTCTCGATGACTTTCTGGTCCCGGTTCTGTCCCGCCAGAAAGCCCTTTTCGGTCATTTCGTTGACCTTCTTGTAAGTGCCGTAACTCTTAACGAGCTGGAGACGTGCGCTCTGAACGGCAGCTTCCTTTGCTGCGCGAGCCATCTGCCAAAGCTGCTCCGCGGCCTTGCCAGCCTGTCCACCGAACGTGCTGACGCCGCGTGCGGCGATCAGGGACTGGGTGTTGGTGTTTGCGGCCTGAGCGGCGGTCTTGTTTGCGGATGCTGCAAGAGCCTCCACCTCGGAGTTAGCCGCGCTCGAATTGCTGGCCAGCGTGTAGATGCCATAGGCAGCGGCGGCGAGGGCGACCACGACGGGTCCGCCCATAAGACCGAGAAGGCCCGAGAAGCCCGCACTCAACGTTGCCGTGCTGGCTGCTAGAACGCCCTGAGCAGCGGCCATCGAGGCAAAGCGCATTGCTGCCGTGGCGGCGAGGGTGACGATCGCCTGCACCATCGCCGTTCCCCAGATCGCGATCAGGCGAAGCGAGAGCGGAATGAGCGCAACCTCAATCACGGTAACGATGGTGCCGAGGTTGTCGGCAAGGAACTTGAAAGCGGGAGCCGCAAAACCGCTTGCGGTGCTGCCCAGCTTTACCAGTTCCGCCGTGGCTGCTGCCGTAACGCGGTTCCACTGCGCTGCCGGGGATCCGTCGAGCATCTTCTTGACGGCTTCACCGGTCGCACCGGCCTTGCTGGCCATATGCTCCATTGTGGTGGCGAACTCTTCGCCCTTGTTCTTCGTGAGTGCGAGGGCCGGAACCAGTGCCTCGACGCCACCAAACAGCTTGGCCATCGTCTCGGTGTTGTAATGGGACTTCTCTGCGACCTCCTGGAGAACGCCACGAAGACCCTTTGCCTGGACGGCAGCGACGTTGAATTCCAGACCCAGCTTTTTCGCCAGCTTGGCCGCTTCGTCACTGGGCTTGGCGATGGAAGAGAGGATGGCGCGAACGCCGGTCACGCTCTCGGACGTGCCGATACCGCCCTTGGTGAGAACGGCGAGGGAGCCGGCGACTTCATCGAAGGCAACGCCCATCGTCGCCGCGAGGGGAGCGACCTTGCCGACTTCAGCGGATAGCTGATCGATGGTTGTCTTACCGTCGCGCGCACTGATGAACATGGCGTCGCTGGCCGCTGCGGCAGTCAGGCCCTTACCCGCGTAGCTGTTCAGGATGCTCGTCAGACCATCAGCCGCAACACCAACCTTCGTGATGCCGCCAACAGCCAGGCCATTTGCCGCGTTCAGGATAGTCAGGGCTTCGGCTGCACTTCCCGCACCAGCCGAGATAATGTCGTATGCAGCTTCCGCCTGATCGGTTGGCATACCGCCGAACGCGGCACTCTGAGCAAGAATGCCGTCGCTGAGTTCCTTCATCTGGAACGTGCTGGTGTCGACGTTGGTGCTGATCTTCGCCAGTACATCCGCATAGGCATTGGCCGCACTGGTAGCCTTGACCATCGCGGCAGCGGTGACAACGAGTGCGGCACCGGCAGCGGCCCCCATCGTTCCCATTGCGGCGAGATTGCTGACCATCCCGCCAAGCGCGGGGTTCGCACTAGCTGCGCGCTGGCGAATGTCTTCGATCGATCGGGAGAGTAGGTTGCCCTGTCCAGCGGCTCGACCCATTCCAGCAGTCGCGCGGTTGATGCTCTGCGTGTAGTTGTCGTTGGCTGCTCCACCGCCACTTGCGGTGCGTGTCAGGTTGTTGAGTTCCTGATTTAGACGGCGGACATTGGCTTCACCACCAGCAGTCACGACATCAATGCGAATGGCTGCGGTTGCTTCTGCCACGATTTACTCCCCAAGTTACCATGTATTTACGTGGCAGAAGGCCAGTTCTAGGAACTGGCCTTCTTGGAGTGTTCGGCAACGTGGTGGAGGTATCGATTGTCCAGTGCGCGGATCGCATACATGAACACTTCGCGATCAATTCGGTTGAGTCCATCGCGGAATGCGTAGCGTTCAATCATGCTATCGGGGATTGGACCTGGACCCATACCGTACTGGCGTTCACTGGTGAGGCTGTTGAATGCGTGCCAGTGATGTGGGTAGTGGAGTTGGGGTGCTTTCTCGACGGCTGCACGGGCATACGCATTGCCAGCCGCCGCATCTGCCTCAAGCGCGGGGCCGTCGCCCATCTTCCAGTCGAGAAAGGCGATTAGTTTCCCGCGACTTCCTCTTTGTCCTCGCCCTGGAAGTTGTTGATGTCCATGCTTTCGCCGAGCAGCTTGCCAAACACAAACTTGCCCTTGTCGTGCGAGAAGTAGGCCATTGCAGCTTCCTTGGTGAACGGAACTGGCTTGCCCTTGGAAGTGACGCCACTCCAGTCCTGGAGAACCGCCTCAACGAACACCTCGCGAGCCATGCGCTCACTTAGATCGGGGTCGTTCTCGCCCTTAATCCGAATGTCCTTCAAGTTGGAACGGCGAACGCGTTCCTGGATGAGCTTTACCTTACGGTTTTCGAACGAGTAGAAAGCGCAAGTGAACGACGCAATGAAGGTGCCGTTCTCGGCATACACGTCGAACTTGCGGCCCTCTGCTGCTAGTTCCTCATCAAAGCGTTCTACGAAGTCAAAATCAAACTGTGACATAAAAGTGTGGTCCTCCTCTTTTTGAACCACAGGTATTTAGTAGGGCATGACAATGGCGTGGAACGATCAAGTTCCACGCCAAAGTAGGCTGCAAAGACAGAGGAGGAGGACCGTGCAGCCCTACTGGATTAAAGCTGAGTGACAACCAAGTCAGCTGCTGCCGTGTTGTCGTACTTTGCAGTTCCAGTGATCGTGACAAAAGCCGAACCGTTGCTGAGTTCGTCCTTTGGAATGTCGAAGTTCATCGATGGGCACGAGAACGACCAGCCAGCACCCGTGGTGCCGAGGTTGAAGCTGAACGCCTGATCCAGACCAGTTAGGCCGTTGTCGAGCGCGAGGCTCTCGCGGTATGCCTTGATCGTGACCTTGACCTCGCGAGCGCCATTGTAGCCGAACGCGATGCCGGTGTTGCTGCCGAGAACGGGCGACTGGGTACGATCCGCGGTGATCTGGAAGCTGAGTTCCGAAAAGCTGACCGTCTGACCGGCCACGTTGATCGTGCCAAGGTCGCTGCCCTCGTATTCGCCCGGTCCAACGTATGCAGTTGGAACAACCGTCAGGGCGTTATCGGTGTTGCTGTCCGTCTTGGACACACCCATGATATCCCAGTCGAAGTTCACGACATCGTTTGCCTTGGCGTCGATGGTCAGACCCCTTACGACGCAACCCGCGTAGGTCTTGATCTGGTCGCTGGCCAGCTTGCTGAAGATGGAATAGCTCTTGTCGGTTGTGGCGGGCTTCAACACCTTGGTGGTCGTGCCCGTGAACGAACTACGGAGCAAACCCTCCATGAGCATGTTGGGAACCACGCCGTAATAGCCGCGCATGTTGATCGCACCGTTGACGGTGGTCATGCCGCGCTGGCTTCCATTACCGGCGTTGTTGGGACGCTTGGTGTTGCTCTTGATGCTGGTGGCTTCTGCCGTCAACAGTCCCTGGTCAACACTGACGGGAAGTTCACTTCGGACTGCACCCGTGGTTGGCGTAACGCCAAACGTGGTTTCGGGCACAATCGAGTGATTGATGTCTGCGGAAAATACTCGTGCCATCTGGCTCTCCTAAAACTGTTAGGGAACCCTTCTGGTCCCGCCAGTATTTACAGGCGTGGGGGCCAGATTAGCGGTTTTTAGGACTTCCGATGGCTGCGCCAGAACACCTTGCAGTTGATTTGGTACGCGGTTTTGTTGGGTGGTTTGTCCACTCCCAGCTTGTAAACCTGGAGGCAGCGGTCCTCACTTCGCCAGTTACGAAACAAGTTGAGGAATTGGTCGCGGAGGTCGTGCGCTTCGTCGGTCCATGTCTCAAGCGGAGCGATGATCTGAAAATAGGCAACGCCCAGTTGGATCATCATGCCGTCCGTTTGGATCAACTCGCTATCACCGGGCTGGATCGTCCAGCGCGTGAAAATACGGGACTGGTCAATCGTCTCATCCGGTTGGTTGTCCACGATCACTTGGAAATCGGCCTCGTCCATGCCAGCAGCAAAGCGGGCGTTCAGGGCGGCTTCGTCTTTATCGAGCATTACTTTCTCCCCAACTGCGCTGCCGCTTCCACAACGTTATCAACCCAGCCAGCGGGCGCTTGACTGGAATGGCCGCTCAGAAGGAACGGACCATAGGGAGTGTTGTTGGTCACTGAGCCATTCTCGAAGGGTCGTTCGGGCAAGTTGGCTTGCCAATTTCCACGGAACTCGTTGGTGTCAACCGGCGAGCCTTCCTTGCAACCGCGCTCTACGTCGAGAACGATCTTGGTCTTCACTTCCTGCACTTTGTCTTCCATCACCTTTGTGATGAGGCCGCGCTTGCCAATCAAATCGCTTAGATCGATCATGATACCTCCGCTTCATAGTAGATTGCCTGACCCTGCGGAGCGATGACCGTTACCTCGCCAACAATGTAGGTTGTGCCGCCCAACGTCAGCGCGTCGCCCTGAACTGGCTCGTCCAGCATCAGCGCGATGGAGCGCGTGGTTACGACGCCCGTCGCGATGTCGGTTCGCTTCTGTGGCGTCACGACAGCCAAGGTGGTGATTACGATCACTTCCTCGGGCGCAGTGCGCGCCGTGCGGTCGAACTTCATCGAGGCGGTTGGCGCTCGCGTCACGCTGTTACGGCGCGTCAGGGTTGAGGAAATGCCGAACGCGTTCAGCAATTCAACGGCTGCGGGGAGGAACTCGTCGTGGACGTTCATAGCCGCTGGATTCCGCTGTAGTATGCAGCCGACGAGGACCGGGGAGCCAGGGGCGCCAGCAGTGCCGTGATGTGCGGATAGGGGTCAGTTCCGCCCTCGAAATACTCCGTGCTGGTCTTCAATTCGCCTAGCTGCTTCTCGGTCTTTTTGACCGTAGCCAAGGGGCGGATCGCTGGAGTGCCGTTGGCGAGGAACTCGGCAGCAAGAAGGAAGGTCGCAAGGTCCAATCGATCTTGATCGGCCTCGGTGACAATAGGCCGAAGGCGAAACCTCGCCACGTAATCGCTGGCATTTACCAGCGCGGTATCTCGGCTGCTGTCCAGGGGCCAATCATCCATTCCACGCGCGATTGCCATCGCGTCTGCTTTTGCAAGGTTCATCATAGAAGTATTTACGTTCGTCCAGTGGTAGAAAACCCGGCCCATTTCTGAGCCGGGTTTCTAGTTGATTGTGCCGAATCTTAAGCGGCGTCAGCCAGTGGAGCCTCAATCACGACCAGCGGGATCTTGCGCTCCGACGTGTTGCGGACGAATGCGCCAGCAGCACTTAGCTCTGCGAAGGTTGGGCCGCCAACCGATGCGTAGTTGCCTTCGAAGCTGTAGCCAACTGGGTGAACAATGTTCTGCCAGCGGAACCACATGGTCGACTGACCACGACCGTTACCAGCCGATGCGTCGCGCTCGACTTCAACGCTGTTGACCGGCGCAGGAGCCGAACCAACGTGGAAGAGGTCTGCACCCATGCCGTAGATGCGCTTGACGTCCTTGCCACCAACCTTTGCGCCGACAAAGCGGTCGTCAACGATGATGTTGCGGCCAGCGAACGTGCCAAAAGCGGTGTTGGTCTGTGCCGAGGGGACAAAGCCGTTGATCTGCTGAATCTGCAACTGGAGATATGTCTCCATGTCCATGCCCAGTGTGGTGATCTGCGAGGATGCGTCACCCAGCTTTGCAATGCCGGTCAGGGCCTGCACTAGATCGAACTTCTTGGTTGCCTGTGAAGTGGTGATCTTGGAGCCGTTTGCCTTGTCGCTTGCAACGAGGCCGTTCAGGATGGCGAACATCTCTGCTACTTCGTCGTTGTTCTGGTAGAGAGCAATACGGCTACCCAGCTTTGCAAGTGGGTCCTGTGCGAGCAGATCGACGACAAGATCCATCTGGCTGAAACCAACGTTGCCGTGGCGACGAACTGCCGTCCACTTCTTGTCGTTCAGCTTGAGGGGCTGCGCGTGCTGCGTGGGGTCGTCGTTGGAGACGTTGCTTTCCTGGTAGGGAAGTGCGTCCCACATATGAATGTTTGTGGTTGCGCTCTCGCCCAGCGCGCGGCTCTGAAGCAGAGGGTCCTGCTTTACAACGCCAGCGGCGCGGAATGGGTTTGTAAGCGCATTGTAGGCCTCGTCCACTTCTGCCCACACGTTAGCGGCTGGAATGGCTTGAAGGTCCTGTAGCGTCAACACATGGTTGCGGTCGTATGCCATAGTCTTGTGGTCTCCACTTATTGGACTGACTGGCCCGACTGAGTGGAGCCAGGAGACCGCTGTTCATTGGTCTCCTGGTATTTACTGACGCTACTATTGGGGGTGCTTGGCTTAGAGCGGGATCTTCAAAGTGGGTCGGCCAACTGCATCAGCGATTGCATTTGCTTCCGCTGGGTTTTCCTTTTGGATCATCGCAAACTCGGTTGCGTTCCAAGTTTCCTTGGTCATGCGCGGTGGCTTGGTGCCATCGTGTCCGGTTGCTGCGCCGCCACTGTTGTTGGCTGCACGAACCATCCAGTGACCTTCGCCCTTGGGAGCAAAGTAGGACTTGGCGAAGTCATCAACCGACTTGCCTTCCAGTAGTGGATCGCCATCGTCGCTGAACTGAACGTCGCCACGAAGTGCCTTGCTCAAGATCGAGGTGTGCTTGCTGTCCACATTCGCGCTGTTGAGTGCCTTGGCAATCAACGCGTCGGCTCGTTCGTTGCGACGGGTTGTTTCCAACTTCTCCGCACGTTCGTTGGAAGTGGCGAGGTCCTTCTCGGCCTTCTCGGCACGCTTCACGGCTTTATCGAGGTCGGAGAGGGTAGCGGACGAAGCATTCTCGATTGCTTCCTCGGCACTGCGCGCTTTTGCCAGCGCGTCCTTGTTCTCTTGCTTGAGAACGGCATTGAAGCCCTCTAGCTTTTCGATGCTGGTGAGGGCCTTTTCCAGATCGCTCTGGAGTTCGTCGATAGTCTTGCTCATGCGTTCCTTTCTGGACTAGCTGCCCAGTTAGTTAGGCGACTTGCTGCCGCCGCATGTATTTACGTGAGGATGTCGCGGTGGGCCTTCCGTAGCGCCTCAAGTGTCAGCACTTGGCCGGCTTCCCTGATGAAGTCGGCAAGGTCCAACTTGCCATCGCGGAACCACTCGGCGCGCGTCTTACCCAGCACCTTGTCCTGTGTTGCTGCATCTTTGGATTTGAGCCAGCCGTCGAAAGTGGTTCCGCCGGCCACCTGACCATCCATGCTGGCGCGCTTGGCTGGAGAGAGTTCGTCGGCATCGATGCCCATTTCCCGGAAGGTCTTTGTGACGGCGACCGTGACGGAGCGGCAACGGATGTGACGCGGCGGGATCGGACCCTGACCAACGTCCCACGTGGTTCCGTCCAGGCCCGCGCATGTGGTTGTCGTCCGCGTGTCGAGCGTGGCGAGGAATTGCCATTTGCTCACGACGTTGCCCGCAGCCTTCCACGTCTCCTGCGCTGCCGCGTTGCTGACGTGATTTACCGCCGTGCGGACGATGCTGTTGGCAGAGCGGCGGCTGATATCGAGGATGCCATCGGTGTAGCGCGCAGCCTTGGTGCCCCGGATGCGGCGAACAAGCTGATCGGTTGTCTCGCCGTCGATCATTCCCTGGCGAAGCGCGGTCGTAATCCGGGAAACCCGGTTGGCTTCCATTTCGCCCAGATACTCGCTGAGCAATCGGCCCTGCATGGGGCTTTCGGTGACGATCGCGCGGAGGCGGATGGCGCTGGGAGCCGATACGGCGACTTCAACGGGAATGGCGGTCGTGATGCTGGCGTGCTGAAATGACGCCTCGCTTGCGCTGAATTGCTCCAGCTCGTCCCGCAACTCCCTACCCATCCGCTCATAGATTGCACTGTTGAGAACCCGCACTTCATCGAGGATGGCACTGAGCCGCGCCCACGACGAGCGGTTTAGATCGCCGCCGCGTTCCTCAATGGATGCGAGGCCGCTGGCCAGCCTCGCCACGATTGCCGCGTCTTGACTGTCCAGCAGGGCAATGAGGCGATCCGACAAGCCCTTGCTGTAGCGGCCAAGGGCCAGCGCATGACGAATGGCGCGATCACGCAGAACGCTGTTGACGTTGGCCACGGGTTAGAGGGTCGCGCTGGGGAGGTTTACCGTGTCGGCATCGATGGCCGCGCGTTCCTCGTCCGCCGTTAGGCCGCGATTGACCACGCCACGGTCGCTCCGCTCGTGGAACCAGTTTTCCCAGCTACGAACGCCAGCCTGCAATTCCGCCAGGGCGACGGTACGCTCCTGGGGAGTCATGTTGGCCATGCGGTAATCGGTGTTGAGCGTGAACGTTGCCTTGCTTCCGTCAATCCACCAACTGCACCACGACAGGGCATCGCTGATGCGACGGGCATAGGCGAGGGAGAGGCTTGCCACGGCGCTGTCTTCCGCTGCGCTTCGACGGTTGTTCGCCGTGTCGCTTTCGGGAGCCTTGTTTCGCTCGCTGGCAATCAAGTTACCACCGACCTTGGCCATCTGCTCCTGAAGGTCGTCACGACCCTTCATCAGAGAGTCCATTGTGTGGCCTTCAGGCTCCAGGAAGCCCCACTTTGCCGTGGGATCGGTCAGGAGAATGATGCCACCAGCGCCCGTGTATAGTTCGGGGTCCTTGACGTTGCCGTTGTCGTCCTTCTCAAGCGGAATGCCCGCAATCACTGGAACGACACCACTTGCGAACATCTGGATATTGGCGATGCGCGCGCTAATGCGGTAGTGATCGAGATTGGTTTCGGCCAAGTCCTTCAAGATGCTATCCTGGGGCCACGCCTTGGTGTTGTCGCTGACAATCGTGAACGGAATGCGGTTGAGCGGAACGCCATCCTTTGTGGGAACGCGCGTCTCGGTCATCTCCCATTCGGTCGCATTGTTGACCGGAGTAATGGGCTGGCTGCCGTTGGTATTAGCTGAGCGTGTTGCCATCTTGGTCCAAACACGCTGAACGTATCGTCCCTCAATCATCAGCAGTTCGAGGATGCGGTTTTCGCTTTCTTGGAGAACTACCCGCTCAAAAGTGCGAAGCACTCCGCGTGGTGCGTAATCAATCCAAAGAATGCTCTCTAGTGGATAGAGGTGGAGGAATGGCCGGTAGTTGAGTTCCAGGGCGTTTGCGGCGTTCAGGTCCACGCCCTCGGGTGCGTCGGGGTGATCGGCCAGAAGGCCCGTGAAGTTGGTTTGAAACGTCTCCCAGATGACTTCCTCGGCCAGATCGCGAACGCTATCGCACTGCCGGGTGATGACATATTGGATGGGCTGGAGCGCGCTACTGTTGAGGACCACATTCTTGGCCACCATCAGTCCGCGCTTTGCCTGTGCAGTGCGGCTTGTCGCTGCAAAGAAGTTGGTTGAGACGAGGAGCCGGTTGTATTCCTCTGTGGGCTGCTGAAAGCGGCTAAGTGGAAGATATTCGGTTCGGCGGCTCTTTACGCGGCGACTGCCCGCCACGACATCGCGGATCATACGCACGTCGGCGTGGCGCTCCGCTAGTTTGGGATGAATATCGGTGATATGTGGCATGGGCACTCCATTCTGTGCCCGTATTTACCGGCGTGCCCTGCGGACCCCTGTTACCAGAGGTTGGTGCGTACTTTGAACATCCGTCCGCCAGTTGGAGTGTCGCCGTTGAGGTCCAAGATGGAAGTTACGCCATAGACAAGTGCGTCAACGCGGTCTGGACTGCTACCGCGACGATCAACCGTTGACTCAAAGTCAAACATCTGTTGCTCAAGTGTCTTGAACTGATCGGCGTGGACAACACGACCACGATTGTACTGGATGCTAACCGGCTCGGCGCGACTGATCTTTCCCTTGCTGGCGTGAATGGGAAGGCACGGAAGGTTGCGACGAACACCAGCCAGCGTGCTTTCCACCATCAAGCCGCCCTGGTTTTTCTCATAGACAACCGCGTTGGCCTCAAAGTCGTCGTAGGCTTTGACGGTTGCTGCCGCCCACTCATCGGGCGTTCCCTTCCGGCTGTAATCGGCCAGCACGACGGCCTTTCCATCGTGTAGGCCCACAACCACGATACCCGCCTCGTCACTTCGCTCATGGTTGGTTGTCGTTGGGTCGAGTGCCACGACGATGCGGCTGCACTGTTCCTTGGTAACGGTGGTGCGCGTGATGCGGTCGGGGTGGAACATGGCATTGGGGTTGTCGTCGCGCCACTCACCGAGCAGCAGAGTGCTTTCCGCTGCTGGACTTCCCGCCACACTGTCTCGAAGATCCTGAAGGTAGTTTGGCCCCTGGTTCTCGATGTTGTCTTCGGGGTCCATTTTGATTTCGCGCCAGCGTTCGGGGCGCTTGTGGGGCAAGTTGGTTGCAGGGTTCAGGAGGAACTTGAACGCCCTCGCGTCCCAGTCGCTGTTCAACTGCGGATTACAGTCAAAGAGCAGCTTGGGCATGATGACGAGTGGCTTGCCGTTTCGCAGAACGGGATTGCCCTGAGCGTCCAGCATGGGAGTGGAGTGGTTGAGCGAGGACTCCAGGACGACGATACTGTCCCAGTCGCGAACCTCGTTGCACTCGTTAAGCCAGATTGTGGCGTACTCTGCACCGCGCTGCCGCGTCAGGCGATTTTCATCAAGGCCCTTGAAGTAGATGATCGATCCGTTGTGGAATGTGATCGTGCTGCCCTGCTTGTTGATCGTAACGTCGGGGCGCTGGAGATAACCCGGCCAAGCCAGTTCCATTACCTCGATGAACGTTCCCTGGAAGAGAAGTTCACGACAGGTGTTGAGCGTGTTACGAAACACACCATGCTTGCTCTTTGGATAGAGCATGGCGCGACCCGCGACGGCGAGACTCCACGCAACCGACTTTCCACTACGACGACCTCCCCGAGCAAGAAAGCGGTTGGCACCGGCTGTCTTGAGAAGTTCCAGTGCCTCTAGTTGGCTGGCGGTGGGCTTGAAATTATTGAGCTGCTTCACGCTGTATTTACAGGTGAGCAGATGGGCAGAATGGCGGGCACGATGGCCCGCCATTCCTTTGGGAGTCTGGCTTCTCCCCGAAAGCTACTTTTCTACCTTAAGTGCCTATTAGCCTACTAGGTGGGTGTTAAGACGTTCAACAAAGTGAACAGCCTACCGCAGCACTTTAAACCCCAAGTGGAATTGCCATGATTACCGTTCGGCGACATATCCAAGGGGCAGGTAGAACCGGACTGATGACCTGAGCTCTAAACGGCCATCCAAGGTACAGCGGTCCACCCTAGGCAGATATTTATCGTCCCGGTAAGAACGTGTTTACGGATCCTGGGTAACAGATGGGCATGAGCAATTACCGAGCAGTGCAGAACGTAGATCGTCCCAAAGGCGACTGGACGTGGGCCCAGGTAGAGGTCCAGAATCAGGCGCAGCTTGATCGCGTTATAGCGTGGATCGAAACCAAAGCCGTTGGGCCAGTAGACGTGTTTGTTCACACGCGCGAGCAGTCTCCGCGTCGTTGGAGGCTGGGCTGTTATGGCTGGCAAGGTGCGCTGCCAGTTGATGAGGCTGCCAAGATGATCCACCACATGAATATCAATGCCAAGGACCGGCTGGACGTTGGTTTCTTGAACCCCAAGCAGGCCACGATGTTCAAGCTGTCCATTGGTTGAGCGTTTTCCAGCGAGGCTGAAAAATCTGGAGACACGTAGGGGTTTTGAAAAACGGTTGGATATAACTCTTGCGCATCACAAGGCCGCTGCGGGTTAGGGCATATACTACCCCCTCTGAAACCCTCACGCCTTACCTGCTTCAAGGAGCGCCAAGGAGCATCACGCTGATATGCTGGAGAGGGGGTCCGCTAGCCTAGTAGCCGGACGGCCTTCGCGCTCTACAAGAGCTTCCTTTCCGGGCCTTGCAATACCTAAACAACCGTATAGTTTCTGCACATGAAGCAGGTCATCGCCTACACCCGAGTATCAACCACGCAGCAGGGCACCAGCCGTAACGGCCTGGAGGCACAACAGGTGGCCATTGCCCAGTATGCCGCGCAGCATGGCCTAAAGGTCCTTCACTATGTGGAAGAGGTGGAGACGGGCAAAGGCTCCGACGCACTAGAGAGGCGACCAGTGTTGAAGTCCGCCCTTCGTGATGCCAAGCGGAACAAGGCGGCCATCATTGTGTCCAAGCTGGACCGGCTATCACGTGATGTTCACTTCATCAGCGGACTGATGGCACAGCGAGTGCCATTCATCGTGGCGGAGTTGGGACCGGACGTTGATCCCTTTATGCTGCACATCTATGCGGCGGTGGCCGAGAAGGAACGCGCACTGATAAGCCAGAGGACCAAGGCGGCATTGGCATCCGCTAAAGCCCGTGGTGTCCGTCTTGGCAACCGGACCAATCTCGATGATGCGCGGGCCAAAGCTTCGGTGGCCGTAAAGGCGTCCGCTGTGGCCCGTAACGCGGCTGCGGTCCTCACGCTCACGGCATTAAGGGCCGAGGGCATTACCAGCTACAGCGCGTTAGCGAGGGACCTTAATGCGCGGGGCATTGCCAGTCCGCGTGGGGGAGAGTGGCACGCAACAAGCGTACGGAACCTGCTGCTCAGATCGTAGGGTCGTTCTCGTCCGTCAACTGCCCGTCCACAACGTTGCCAAAGAACCAGTCGGGCATAACGGGAGTGGTAACGGTTACGGTCTGGTCCACCCGCATCCGATCGCCCAGTTCCTCCCTGTTGACCTTGGGAGCGTAGTTGGCAACGATCTTGTAGTAGAGCAGTTTGTCCGCTGCACTCATGCTGTCATCAAAGGGTAGGTCGAGCAGGTTATCGTAGAGGGCGTGAGCGCCGGTTGCCCGCCACTCCAGATACTCCTTACGGAGTTCCTTGTTCTCGTGGATGTGCCGCATAACGGAAGCACGGTCGATACCCAGTCCCTTGCAGACATTGTTCAGCGTGTCCCCGCCAATAAGCCGGGTCTTGATCGCCTCAATGTGTTCGGGGTGGATTGTTCGCCATGCGTCCGTGGGGTTCAGGTTTGCATCTACAATCTCGGTGATCTTGGCCAACTCGCTCGCACGTCTTGCCCGCTGCGCTACAGAAGCGGCGGATGGTCCTTCGAGGGTTGGTGTCTTTCGCTGTGCCATACGAGTATTTAGAGGTTGGACGCCATAGCGTTGTTTGGCTACACTCTTGGGCTAATCAAGTGGACGGCTAGTAGAGTATTGAGGGTGCCTTAAGTGGGTCCTGATGGCACCGCCTAGTTGTCAAAAAGTGGACTTTCAAGCATTCGCACTTCGAACGATTCAGTCCGTTGGCTTGGCTCCGCTGAGCAACTGTAGCTTTCCGCTCCCTGACGCTTCCACAGTGTCAACAACCACTGGCTCCTTTAACCAGTGCGCATGATCCAAGAAAGCCTGTGATACTGCATTCAAGTACAGCTTGGCCCGATCACTTCTCCTCTTTGCACGCTCTGCCCATTCCCCGCTTGCTGCTCGGTATGCAATCCGTGTTTCCACGTCCCATCCTCTGCTTCGTCCCTCTATTTTGTCTCCCCGTGCCATTGTCTCTAAAAGACCCACCTTGCTGATCTGCATCTCGTCAAAGCGTTCATGGTGGTGGATTTGGTTGCGGGCTTTTAGTTCGTGTCGGAACTCCTTGGCGAAGTCCTTTACGATAGCACCCACATTCAACTCGCCGGGTATAACCACGTTCAAGGCATTGAGGGATCTTTTTAGTCGCTCACTGAACTCATACACACGGCTGAAGAATGCCTCGCATGTGTAGCGAAGATGGTCCTCGCGGCTTACCGGGAAGTCCTTGAAGGGATAGCGGCGAAAGTAGAACTGAGTAGCGGCCATCGCGTGATAGCTGGCACCCAGGTTCAAAAAGGCCGTCATGGCGTCGTGCTGTTTTTCCAGGTGTGGGGGAAAGTAAAAGCCCGCATCGGGTGGTGTTTCCTCTTCGAACCCAACAGCTTCCCCGTAGTCCATGATATGCCGGATGGATCGTCGCTTCCATTCCATAAAGCCGGGATAGGCACGGATGCCATCGATCCAGGGGATCATCGCGTCGGCTATCTGGCTATAGGGGTCTTTTTCCATTGCCCGTGTTACCGCGTCCCTTCGCCCAACGATAGATAAGGGATGACCAGTGAACCCATGGGGCCAGCACCCGAAAACCTCTCCACCAATTTGACCATCTTGGACCTTCGTGCCTACTGGGCGGCTATCCGGGACGGAACTCCACTTCCAACATTCACCCGCCCCAATAGCAGTGGTACTCCATCGCGTCTTCATGCTCGTCACTTAAAGGCCAGCAAGGTGGACCACATTGTCCGTAGTCCACTGTCGCCGGAGTTTTACGAGGAAGCCCATGGGGTGGATCGTGCCATTGTCCGTGATGTGCGGCGCAGGGCGGCTCTTTCCGACGAACAGGGCGATCTTTAGAGGTTTCTTAGGAGGCCCTTTTATAACCGGGGGCCATGAAAGCCCGCATCTCCTTCGACCTCGATCTCCCGATGATGAATGGCCTGGATCGCCAGGGTGTTCACCGGATGATCGTTGAGCGGATCCTCGTTCCGGCTCGTGATGCCCACAAGGCCTCGCTCCATACTGTACGGAGGGACGATGCAATGTCCCTTGAGGAAAAGGCCCTGGGGATGGGCCGCGCTATGGCCTTGATGCAAATGACGCTGATGGCAGAGGCATCATTATCGGTTGAAGCGCTTACCGACGTCGCTTGAGCACCGCAAAATGTGCCGGTTGAACATGGGCCGATCCATACCCTCTTGCTAGATTGTCAGCCGGGATACCCTACGACTTTCATGGATCAACTGCCTCAGGACAGTTTTAACTTTAACAGTGCAACAGTCGCGGCATCGGTGGTCACTTCGGCATAAAAACTCAATTCGCCATCATTGCTACTGATAGCGACAAGACGATAGAGTTCACGGAGCCCTTGACCGTTCAGAATATCATTAAAACAACTACCATATTGCTCGATAAACGCGCAACCGTACGCATAGTCTCGCAGCCCGTTACTGCAAAGCGCAGGTACGTTTGTAGAGTTCGCTAGGGGTAATCCTGCGACGTCGATCGCCTTGCGCACTCTGTGTGCAGCATTCCAAACGTAGCTGGCTTTCAGCGGCAGTCGGTATCTAACGGTCATGTTGCGCCCATAATCCAATCGTGCAGTTGCGGCTAGTCCACCAGACTGGTGTTATCCAGCGGTGTTAGATAAAAAATCAAGGTGGATTACCGCCTACTCTTTGCTCGCCCTGCGACAAAAGTGGAAACATGTTGGTTTGGCAGCGGGCAGTAGGGCGCGCTGCTAGATCGAAGGACTACACAATGAGCAAGTTCAACCCCGCAATGCTTGTCCCCGCCTCCCAGGTTGAGGACTTCATCAAGCCGGGTTCGCAGCGGACCGTTCAGCAGGTTGCTTTGGACAACATCGCCAAGCAAAAGCACCTCTTCCAGCGGCCGGACGAGGACGGCAAGCGCCACTTCAAGATCGCCGGAAACTCGGTGTCGTTCACGATCCGCATCAACAACAGCGCGCTGGTCCTCGGCCAGTACGAAAAGGACGGCGTGAGCGCAGACGTAAAGGAGATGGCGGTTCCAAAGGGCAACTTCATCGAGGCGCTGGATTATTTCGCGGACAAGATCAAAGCCGGCGAGTTCGATGGCCAGCTTAACGTGCTGTCGGACAAGCGTATCGCACGAACCGATAAAATGCGCTCCACACGGGCGGCGAAGAAGGCTGAACCTGCAAAGGTATAATCGGCTTACCCACTACCCACGCCCTGGCCGAAAGGCCGGGGCTTTTTCATAAGCGCCGCATCCAGTAATCGACGGAAGCGATGCCTTAACCATCGTGTGGAGCCAAATCCGTTACAGCTTATTGAATTTCTGACATTTCTTGACGTATCAAAAAAGTGTGAGACCCTGACTTCACCAACGCAACATGAGGTAGCGGATGGCAACAAAGAGGAACTCACTAATGCGCTTTTTTATTCGTAAGAACCCCCGCAACGATCAGCAGTGGAAACTCCTCGCGAGCGATAACTCGCTGCCATTTGTGGTCCTTCCCGAGTGTGAAATGAACATTCATCGTCTTGAGCACATTCTAGCACTCACTACAGCCTATCGGGCAGGGAAAATGCGCGAGATCATGATGGAGCATGAGGTCGTCCGGTGGATCAAGGAAAGCAACCTGAGCATCATCCGCTTTGGCAATACGCGGCACCGGGTCACCTATTATGAGGCACAGGTGAACCCGCTGGCCTCGCAGGAATTGCTATTCGGTCTGACACTGACGTTCCGGGAACGGAGCCACGCCAGCATGTTCAAACAAGCGTGGGACACTGGTGAGGGTGGTCTGATCCGGTTCAATCACTACGTGAACCCGCGTACCCTGGGTAACTTTCACCCGGAAGCTTTGGCGGCGTGATCTTGACACTTCACTAACTTCATGTCCCATAGTGCGCGCTATCAACTAGGAGCGCGCACATGGAATGGAAGAAACTTGTCGACCGGACGCTGGGCACGAACTTCGATGCCCCGCAGTACGATCCCCGGAAGGGCCGCGACAAGCTGGTCAAGGCCATCGACACAGCGGCCAAGCAACACACTGACGGCTCCACCAAGGCACCAAACCGCGCTTGGAAGCTGGGCGGAAACAATGCCATTCGGTTTATCCCCAAGCTAAACGGCAACGAGCTACTTCTCGATGATAACCACCCGGTATTTGTGCCCGCGGAGCAGTTTCAAAACTTCCTGAAAGATTTGAAGTCATCGGTTCAAGCAGGTCATCTGGACGAGCAAATTAAGGCTGCACTGGAGGGCAAAGCGACGTCCGCAGGTATGTCGTCGTCAACCAAGGGCGCTGGCACTCCCCGTCAGAGTGGCATCCCAGCCCGTGCCGATGGCTTGCCCCATCGCGTTAAGGCCAGCGAGCCGCAGCCACATGCGGACTATCAGTTGAACAAGCTGAAGACGCACTGGCGCTCGCCAGAGCAGGTTGCCAAGGATGCAGCCAGCTACGCCGACCGTTCGGCCAAGAAGTAATCTGGCACAGAAAAGCCCCGTGGCATTTCAACCACGGGGCTTTCCGTCAGTAGCAAAGGAGAACGACCACCAGGAGGCGAGTTCCGTCCAACCCTATTTACCTACAGAGTGATTTGCTGATTTCCCCGTGCCTCGGTCGCATAACGGCTGATTGTGGTGCGCGGTCGAAAGTCGGTGTCCTGGAGGACCCGCAGCCCGTTAAACTCCAACTCTTCCAGTTCCGGCAGATACACGCTGCCCAGTTCGGGGAAGCCTTGGCCGAGGTCGCAGAGCGCGAACGCCACGTCGTCGGAATCCAGTTCGGTCAGCAGCCAGCTTGCACCCTTGAAGGGCATGTAGAGCCGCACCACCGGCTCGAAATCGATCTCTTTTGTCGTTCCTTGTACCGGCTCTTGCGCTGCTCGGTTTTTTCGCAGCTTCTGCATATCCTCGGGCCGAATAAATTCGCGCTTTCGTTCCATGTGGCTAACTCCTGTTCAGTGCCACAAAAACAGCAAGCGCCAGTTGACGCGGGGATCAACCGAAGAAGTGGTCGGTGCGGTAGAATAAAAGAGTTGAGCAGACTTCTACTCTGGCTATCGCCCTTTGAAATCAATGGCACTTTATGGTTTGGGCAACACGGAGTGCCCAACAATGCAAACGCAGATCGACCTCGCAGCTTTCGCCAACTACGCACTGAACACGTTCGACTTTGACGCAAACTTTGAAGACGATGCCTTCTCGGTCGAGTTTGAAGGCGTTCGGGTCTATTGCGAGCGCAAGCGAAGCCACTTTCTCCTGCATGTGGGCACCGAGCGTCACCAACTGCCCCGCTGATGCGCTAGGACGCTCAGGACGATACCCAGATAGCCCGGCCGCAGTGCTGGGCTGTCCTACCAAACAGGTCTCTCAGCGGGCTTCCTTGACGTACTGGTAGTCCGCATCCGGTTCGTCGGGGTTCCAGTCGATCTCGCCATTGGGGCCGGTGAAGAGGACGTTGGCGGTATAGCGGTCCGATATCTGATTGCCTTCGTTGTCGAACCAAACTTCTACCCCGGATCGAATGGTCACCGCCGTCGTGCGGTTCTCCATGCAAACCATACGGGTGATGACCGACCTCAACGTTTGCTTGATGCTGACGCGCCCTGCTGCGCGGGCTTCTGCATCCTGATTTTCAAGCCTTTCACGAACGGCCTCGACCTGTTGGAAATGATCGGGGGCAGGGCGGTTGCTTCTCTCGTCCTGCAACCGATGGTTCAGTACCCCGATGGCTTTGTGTTCGCCTTCGATCTCCGCCTCTAGCGCGAGGAGCAGCCGTTCGATCGCCGGGGATGCCGTTCGACTGTAGCTGTCTGCCAGCGTCGATGCGCGGCTCTGCTTTTCTTCCAGGTGTCGCATGGCTTCCGCAACCTGAACCTCTAGATCGTTCGCTAGTGCGCTATCATGGTCGCTACCCTGGGCAGCCGCAAAGTGCAGCGCGAGGTCCAGAACGGCAGCTTCCAACTTTTCGTACCGGATAGCGTAGCGATTGGTGCAGCGAGCTTCGCCACGTTCCTCGTCGTGAACCCGGTTCAAGGCGTTATGGCATTTCAGGTAACTGATATCCTGTTTGCTCCGGTAAACGGCATCCGGGTTCTTGCCGTTTCGGCGGTTGCCGCCAGCCCGAACTGTCACCTCCTGTTTCATCCGGCCGCCGCAATGGCCGCATTTCGCCAAGCCGCTAAAAAGGTTGTTGTGCGATATCTGCCAAGCCCCGCTGGTCCCGCGACGCGATGCACGAGCAGCTTGAGCGCGCGCAAACACCACCGGATCGATGGCTTGAGGGAAATGGCTGGGGATGACCACGCCCTTACTGGTGACCTGACCGCCGCGAGGTTTGTTCATGGGCCGGTACTCGCCCATCACGGCGCGGTTCATGACGATCTTGGTCAGGTAGCCAACAGTCCACCCGTTGTTGCTCCGCTGGTTTAGGTGGCTCCATACGGGTTCGCCACGCTCGTTGAGCTTCTTTGCGATCGCAGGGGTGCCGTAACCGTCGATCGTCAGCTGGAATATCTCATGAAGGATCGCGACGCGTTCCTCATTCAGGGTCATCTTGTAGAGCGGTCGTTCGCCAGCCTTGCCAACGCGGTTCACCGCGATCCAAGCGGGAACCGTGGCAGTCTGACTCAAATGCTGACCGGCTGTAGCTTGAGCCTCGCTTACACGTTTATTCTGAGCGGCCTTGAGACGACGACTCTTCTTGTCGCTCTCGCTCCATGCCAACTCCGATTTCACGACAGCTTCGATCACTGCCGCAAGATCGACACGCGTGAATGCTGGATAGATACGGCCACCGTCCACGGTAGCGACCGTGACACCTGCTGCCGTTAGCTTTTGGATGAATGGGAGGATCGCCTCGTAACCCTGGCGGCTGATGCGGTCGAGATTTTCCACGACGAGGACATGGCCGCCTCGATAGCGACCGGCCTCGGCCTGCTGTTCAAACTCGTATAGTAACCCACCTGGTGCACGGTTCGCGCCGCTGAACGCCGACAATCCCTCATCCACAAGTTCGCGGTCTGGGGAATGAAGCCAGTCTTGCTGCGCGACCATCTCGCGGCAAAGATTGAGCTGACGTGCCTTGCTGTTACCTTGAGCCTGTTCCGCGTTTGAAAAGCGCGCATAGATGGTTGCTTGCTGGGTCATAGCCCCTCTTGCGTTGGGAGGGGTTAAGGGGTTCCCAACTCCTATTACGCTACGACGGGTGCCGAAGTCCCG